ACTTTCGATTGACGCAACGCGGGCTGGCATAAACAAGAGCTTTTTCCAGCTCCTCTTCCAGCGTTGCAGCCCAGACTGTGCCGATAACGTGTGAAAACGCCACGGGCGAGATACCTCCACGAGATTTGCTTGCGCTCAAGCGTCTCGCAGGGCATCCCGCCCGGTCAGCGCGGTTTGATTGTTTTCAGGTTAGCCGATTATCTCCCTTGACGCAAGGCTTCTCGCACCTCGTCAAGGCGCGCGCGGATTTCCTCCGGCGTCATTTTCTCCAGCGCCTCGCGCGTCAACTTCCCGCCGGTCGTCGGAGAACCCTGTGGCGTCCCGGAGCCTGCAACCTGGCGTCCGTAGAAAAACGGAAACTCCTTTTGAAGACGCTTGCCAAAGAAGCTGGCGGGGTCGTCTGCCACTGGCGTCCCGTCGGCGTCGAGAAACACAATATCCGAGCCGCGCAACTCGTAGCGCCCGTCAAGCAGCTTCAGCAGGTTGTTCACGTGCGCTGGCGCGACGCCAGCCGCCAGCGCCCATTCCTTGAGAGAGTACCGCACACGCTCGCGCTGGCGTTCAGCTTCGATTTCTTCGCGTTCACGGCGCAACTCTTCCAACTCCTTGCGCAGCGCCACAATGCGCGGGTCGTCCGCTTCGGGGTCGGTCACCGGACGGATTTTCCGCTCCAGCGCTTCGAGCTTACGCCGGGCTTCGCGATGCGCTTCGCGTTCCTTGCGCAAGGCTTCCTTCAGCGGCGTTGGGTCATCCACCTGCACGGGTAAGATAAACTTGCCATCGCGCTCTTCATAGAAGGGACGCAACGGCTCCGGCACAGCGTCCAGCGTATCAACCTCAATGGGTAGTGGTTCAGCCATAAACAACCTCTAGCGGTAGATAATCGTGCACTTGCAGCGCGTCCGGCACACAGATGCGCCAATCGGCGGGATCACGTCAATGGGCAGCCACTTGCCAGCCCACTCAAGGCAATCCGGGCAATGCTCTGCAACCCCTAACACGCGCTTGGCTTCAGTGTAGCCTACTGCTTTGTGTTTGATCCGCTCCAAGTCGGAAAACGTTCCGTAGGCAGCCCCGGCGTAGAGTTCCGCACGTGCGATAAAACGTCCGTCCACGGGCAAATCCTGCGCTTCCCACCGGCGCAAAAACTCGTACTGGCGTCGCACAGCCGCGCCAACGCGCCCTAAGTCCGCCGGCGTCAGCTTGTCCAGCCCGCCAGCAGCAACAGCAGCGTGCGCAAGGTGCAAAGCCTTGACGCGCGCCTTCATTGCAATCAACCACTCCACGCGCGAAATCTCGCCTGCCTGGAGCTGCTTGGCGAGTTCGCGCATTTCCTGCCCAACGCCACGGCGCACGCGGTCAAGCTCCGCCAGCACCTTCGCCCGCGCTACAAAGCGACCGTTAGGCGCGATATAGCGCTGCGATTTCTCGCTCCATCGAAACGTCTGCTTGACTTTATTCGGCATCGAGCAACCTTGGAATCAGGACGGAATACCTTCGCGCAAGCGTTTTCGCGTAAGCGAAGTCCTGCGGTTCAAACGCGATCTCGCTTTCCAGCTCTGTCTGGCTGTACGTCCACCTCTTAGGCCTCTTCGGTTTCTTCTTCGGCTTGATTTTCTTCACTACTCCCTCCCCATTGATTGGCAAGGCGTTCGAGTACGACAGCCGGCGTAACTCCAGCCGGAAGCGCGCCAGACTGTTCAAGGGCTTCAAGATAGGTCTCAAGGTCAAGGTCTCCGGCACGGCGAGCGGATTCGAGCAGCGGCAAAGCCTGTGTCCAGTCTGTCGTTGCGTCAAGCTCTGTCCCGATTTGCACGGCGTCCGCAATGCCGTCGGTCGGCAAGCCCAGCAGCGTCAAGTGCCACCACAGGCAGTTTTCCAGCGCGTCACGGCACGATTGCGCCGCGTCACGCAATAACGCGGTGCGCATCGTGTGCAGGTGAACCGCTTCCGTTGCCGTGCGGTTTTTCGTGTCGCCAATGGTGAGTGATAGCGCTTGCATTTCGCGCTCAATCCTGTCCAGCGCGCTAGCTGCCGAGCCGATACCAGCGCCGGAAATTTCCACGTACTCTAGCGACTGCTCCGGCTGAAGCAGCGCCACAGCAGACGGCGCGATACGCAGCGTCTCGCCTTCTGGGATACCCTTGGCGGTCAGAATCGCAACGCACGCCAAGTGGAGATTGTATTTGTAATCGGAATAAGTCTGGTAGTACTCAGCCTCGCGGTACGCCAGAGACAGAAACGGCGAGTGCGCAATAAATGGCGCGTCCGGCGGTACAGCATACAGCGGCACAATCGGGATTGCCGGCAGCGGTAGCGTGGTCTGAAAGTCCACCACGTAACGCGGCTCGCGCTCGTGCGGTTCCTGCACCTCGCGGTAAACGGTCACCACCACGCCTTGCGATTCCAGCGTGAAAACGCGATACCGCGTCACAACCCGTTGTGTGAATCGCCCGTCCGGTTCAACCGCTGTTTCCCGGATAACAACTCTCACCAGAACAAGCTCGCCATTGACGCGCTCATGCCGCCAGTTGATTACGTCAGCGCGGTGACGCAATACCCAGTACGGTCGTCCACCTTCCGCCGGCGCGTCAACCAGAATAAACGCCACGCCGTCACGCAACGCTGCTGCAAGCGCCTGCGCCGTAAACCGGTCGCCGTGCGTGCCGGCAAGGTCAATATCCTCCCAGTGCGTCAAAAACACCGGCGGCACCTGTTCGGCAAATTGCACGCCGTCACGCACAATCAGCCCTACGGTCTGCTGAATCGTGCGGGCAAAAACGCCAGGCAGCACAGCAGTTGCCAGTCTCGTGCGCCACGTGTCCTGTGCTTCAAGTGGAAAGCGCGGAAGCAGAAACTCACCTTCGGCGCGCGCCGCGCGTGTCCCGCCCCACAGGGCAGCGCAAGTGCGCAGCTCTTCAAGGTAGGGCGAAAGCAAAGGTGATACTGCTGCCGGAACGTCTTTGTTGGTCACAGTCTATTGACTTCCGCCGTTCTGATTTTGACGCAAGCGGCCATCAACTCTTGAAGCTCGTCCTGCTTGTCGGACAACTCCCCGACCGCCGCGATCAAGTCTTCAAGTCCGACTTCGAGTCCAGCATCGCTTAGGTCTTGCTGGGTGATTTTACCCAGCAGCCCCAACGCGCGTTCAGCAAGCAGAACGGCTTGTGCGCGTGCGTAAACGTCAACACACAGCCCGGCCGCACGCTGGATTTCGTAGATGTGCGCTTTTTGCGCCTGCGTGAGCATATCAAGCCTCCCAAAGTCCGAAGTCAATCATCAATTGACGCAATGCGTTGACAAGCGTGATAGCTGATGCCAAATCAGTTGCCGCCGGCGGTGCAGTCGTGCGCGGAATAGGCGTTGCGCCGAGAACAGACACACGTGGCTGCGTCCCGTCAGAGTCCACGGTGAACCCAACGCGCTCGTTTGACGCGGCGTCGCACGCCACCATGTCAGTGCGTCCCCGGCGCGTGGGCGCAACGTTGTCGAGCCAGCGGAAAACCACGCCGCCCGCGTAGTAGGAGTTGGCGTTTGAAGCCGTTATCTGGTGCAACAGGTAGAACTTTGTCCCAGCCGGACGCGCCGAGCTGAACTCGCTCGAAAGGATAAAGTGCCGGGGGGCGGTAGCAACCGCCCGCGCACCAATAGCAGTTGCACCACCGCCGAGAAAGTTTAAGGCTCCGGCGGCATGCCCGACAACCGTAACTTCTGTATTTCCCTGCCCGGCGTTAGCAGAGACCCCCACAGCAAGGCACTCCTGTCCGCCGTTGAGTCCAGCGCTGGCGCTTGCTCCCACAGCAGTGGAAAACCCGCCAACTCTGGCATTACGCCCTATCGCTGTTGCTTGGGGGCCAAGCACCTGCGCGATAGACCCCACTACTGTCTGTCCGTTTGCCGTCGCAATCGTCTGTCCGACACCAAGCGAAGTGTTTTCGCTTCCCGCCGGCAGCGTTGTTTGCCCCAGCGCAATCTTATTGTTCGCCGCGTCAAGCTGATAGTGGTTCAGCTTGTTTTTATCTTCTGGAATCAGCAACCCGGCGTTTGTCGTGTCTGCTTGCGGAATCGTCGCTGGCGTGCCCGTACTACTTGTAACCTGCCCGCTGTCAGGCGCAAGGATATAGCCCAAGTCAGTCGCGCTGCCGCTTGCAGACAGCACGCCGCCAGACAGAGAAAGATTTGCGCCAACCTGGATTTCTTCCGGCGGCCCGGCGGTTGCGCCGCGTCCAAGCAGACGGTTGGGCGTCACGTCTTGAATCTTGTCGTATAGCACCGCGCCGTCTTGGATTTTTGGCGTCGTGACGGCGTTTGCTGCGATTTTTGACGCGGTGACGGCGTTTGACGCGATTTTCGAGCCAGTCACCGCGCCATTAGCGAGTTGCGTCGTGTCAATCGAGCCGTCCGCCACAGACGCCTTCGCCTGTCCCGGCGTGGTAAAGTCCCACTCCACGGTTGCCGTGTTTGTCGCAACACGCTCGGCGGTCAACGTCGGGTCAGCAGCCGCCACAAGGTATTGTGCGCTGACCGGCGCGGCGGCAGAGCTGATAACACCAGTGCCAGGGTTTATCGTGACAGTCGTGCCGTCCACCCGGACGTGCCCCAGAACGCCAGACGGGCCAACGCCAGCAATCTTCTGCTCGTGCGCGTCAAGCAGCACCTGCCAGTTGTTCGGCGGCGTGGCGTTACTCAACAGCAACGCTTGCAACGTGATTGGTGTCGTGCCCGGCGGCACGATAATCGTACCACGCCAGCCGTCCGGCAGCGTCACTTCAATCTCGATACCGGTTGGCAATTGGAGCGTTGCGTCACCATTCGCGTCAGTCGTAACTGTATAGACGCGCGAGGGATATACGTCTGTAGCCGTGGACTGGCCCTTTTTGAGGGGACGGAAGGTGACACGCGCGCTGGCCAGCGGCTGGTTTGGGATTTCTGCTAGCGAAAGATTGACAGTGCGCACATCTAGTCCTTTTTGCGTTGACGCAAAATCACCTGGTCAATGACGCGCCCGGCGGTCTCGCCCGGAGTTACTGGTTTTTCTTTCTCAGGCGGAAAGTGCTCCGGGAAAAGCGAACGCCCTAACGCCGTAGCGACAGCAGCAACGGTTCCGGCAATCAGTGCCAACGTCTGGTACTGTGGGAACGTTGCGGCAATCAACGAGCCGACGGTAGCGATAAGCGCCAAGACAGTTACAAAGCGGTTCGGGGTTTTCACGGGTCACCTCGGCAAGTAGCTGAACTCTGTCCGGTACTGAGGCTTGCGAGGTCGCCAGCCCCACACGGCGTAACACACCGCGTCGGCGCGGTCGGGAGAGCGTCCCAAGCGTTGCCGTACGGCATCCTTCGGCTCCAGCAGTATCCTACCGCGCTGATAAGAATAGCGCAACGCTGAAAGCTCGTCCTTCAGCTTCCGGTCGTCGGGAAGCGCCACGTCACGATAGCGAAGGTGTTCAGCCAGAACCCAGTAGGACTCCGCCCGCAGGTTGGCAAACTGTGCGTCACGTATTGCAGCTTCCGCGCCGTTGAAAGCTTCCACGTTCAGCTTTTCCTTGCGAAGAATGTCCGTCAGTCCGCCGCCCAGCCCGGCGTCGTCAACGACAATCCGTTGCTGGCGGTAGTGGGAAAGAATGAGATCGGCAATTGTTGTAATCGGAGACTTGCGCAGCGTGTGCAAGATAACTGTTGCGCCGTTGCGTGCAACGCCGGCAATCACGGTTTCGTCGTTGCCAAACCGCGCAACATCAACACCGACGGAAACAAGCGCGTCCGGCTGACGCGCGTCACCAGACAGCGTGGCCGCGTCAAAGAAAGCGTTTTCGTCGCTATTCCAGTCAACGAATTCCGCGAGATATTCCTGCCGGAAAACGTTTTCAGGAAGCTCGCGCTGACGTTCCGCGATTTCTTCGGCGGGGATAAACGGATTGGCGATAGTCGGAGCGGTAAAGGAAGCCCAGTCGGGGTAGTCTGGGTCTTCGCCGCGCCGGTAAAGCTCCCAGAAATAGTTAAGTCCGGCGGGGGTGGAGATGAACCACGCTTCGCCGCGCATATCGGTAAGCGTCGGCGCGATGGCGTGCTCCCAGGCTTCTTTAAGGTTGCGCGCGTGAGCAGCTTCGTCGAGAACAACGCGAGCGTATTTGCGTCCGCGTCCGGCGTCCGGGCGCTCAAGCGTCCAGCCGTCAATCGAGCCACCGTTGATTAGCTCGATGCGCATTTCGGCGCGGTTTGCACGGCGCGTCAGCGGGCGAAGCGTCCGCTCGATTCCCGCCCAGACTTCCAGCAACAACTTGTAACTGGGTGCGAAAACGGCAACCGGGCGGCCTTCAATTGCGCCGCCGGGCGCAAGCGTAAGCCACTCGGTTGCGAGAAGCGTTTTGCCGAAGCGCCGCCCGGCAGCGACGACTTTGAAGCGTCGCCGGTCAGCCAAGATAGCAAACTGCGCCTTGTGCAGCGTCAGCTTCGGCAGCTTAACAGCAATAGCGGGCATTAACTACGCATCGCTTCGCGCATTCTCTTCAGCTTACGGGCGTAAGCCTTTTGCCGGGACTCACCAGCACGCTGAAAAAAGCGTACTCCCTTGCGCGTGGTGTGCCACTTACCTTTCGCTTCGGCCATACTCACCTCCCGACAAGCTCACAGTAAGTCAGAGTTTCATTTTCGACGACATCGAAAACTTCGGGTTCCCAGCCGCCGGGAACGAAGACGTAAACGAGTTCGCCGAGTTCGTCTTCATAGAGAACCAACCCGTTGGGGGTGTTCTCTCCCGCTACCGCAATATACGGCGAAACCAACCTCGTTTGGTAGTCGAAAATCTGCCAGTGGGCGCGCAAGACGCCAAGGATGTCGCGCGGGCACTCGTGCGCCTTGCGCCATGTCTCTCCGGCTGTAATCAGATTGCGGATGCTGCGGCCGAACGGCTGGACGAATTCCTTATACCAGCCTTTGTTTTTTGGCAGTCCCACGTCGCACCAGCCGGCAAGGTTTTCGACCCCGAACATGACAGGCTTACCGCCACCTAGTTCTGTTAGGTGCTTGAACCAGCCTGTAAGTGTCGGCCAGAACGGATAGCCAAGCTCGAAGTAGGCGTCCCAGAAGTCAAACGGCGAATCGGCATCGCCAAAAACGCGGATGCCGGCAGCACGCGCATCGTCACACCAGGCGGCGATAACGCCGGCGTCCGGCGGCAGCTTCTTCAGCCCGTACTGAACCCACTCCCCGAAGCGCTGCCTAGTGTGCGGCGTCATTGCCGCCACCTGAAAGCGTGACAGGTGAAGCGGCTGAACCCAGATGTGCGTCACATCGGCATCAAGCAAGTCGTACAGCAGGCGGTCTGTATCTTTCCACCACTCTGGAACGAATGGGTTGATGCCGGCGACGAGGTGATGCCCGTGACGCTTAATTTCAGCAATCAGTTCGAGCCGCTGACGGTGGGTTGGCGCAGCCGGTTCCGCTTCGCGCAAAAAGGCTTCGTTGTCGGAAGTAAGCGAGACGTACCACATTGTCGGCTTGCCAGAGATGGCAAGTTCGATAGCGGCGCGGTCGCCACCGCGCGTCTGGTAGCTCCATTGGAAGCCAAGCGGGGTGAGGGTTTCGTAGAGACTGATGAACGTCTCGGCGTTTGCGCGGGCAAACGGGTCAACGGTATTGCTGGCAAGCGCCGG